ACGTTCATGTCAAACGAACCATCGTTGTCAGTAGTGACAGTACCACGCTGTGAGGCTGAGAAGGTCTGTGCAGCGTCTGATCCAGCTACTGTAAAGGTAGCATCAGGCACTGTAACAGTACGGTTAGCCGATGGTGAAGCTGATATTGTGGATATAAAGTTAGTTGATCCACCGTTAAGCGCAATAGCCATAGTTTATTCCTCTATCCAATTCTGTTGATCTTCATTCCATTTATAAAATTTTCCATCTGTTGGGTAGGCAACAGGAGCATCCCATAGGCAAGTATCTTCGTTTAGCGTCCATGAAGCATAAGGCTTTGGTGGTATAAACGCATCTCGTACAGGGTCATAAGTAAACCCAATGCCAGCAAAGTTCTTACGCAGAGGTGTGCCACCGTTAGCGTGTACGCCACCACGAGTATTGTAGGAAGTTTGACGATAGGTATCACCAGTTCTAGCGCAGAGTTCTAACTCTTTACCGTCATCTTCTTGCCTGCCAACTGTAACAAATACAACAGTGCCAAGGTTATCTAATTTAGCAAAATGACTCATGAGAATGTAACCGTTTCAGAAGTCGTTGATGTAGCAGTTACTGTGTAAATCTTAAATCCTGATACCGCAGTCGATAGCGAGGATGTAACACCACCAGAGAATGTCGCAGTTATGTAGTCAGGTACTTTGATAATGACAACGCCAGAGCCGCCTGCTGCACCAGCGGTATCATATCCACTACCACCGCCTCCACCAGTGTTTACAGTACCGGCTGTTTTATTGTCGGTGAGTTGAGTTCGGCCATCACCACCCCCGCCAGCGCCCCCTGTTCCACGAGTACCATTAGAACCACCGCCTCCACCACCCGCACGTGTAACTGACGAACCTGTAATGGATGAGGCAGTTCCATTTCCACCGTTACCTCCTATACTAACTGCTGCATTTGCACCAACAGCATTAGCACCGCCCCCACCACCACTTGCTGTAGCACCTGTTATTCCTGAACCACCGTTATTGCCTTGAGAAGGTGATGTAGAAGGTGTATTTCCAGAGCCACCGCCACGGCCCGTATATGGAGGAGAAGCATCTGTACCGCCACCACCACCAGAGCCACCATCAGCACCATTTCCAATAGAACTGCTAACAGTACCGCCCCCACCACCACCAGTAGCAGTGATGGTTGAAAATACCGAATTAGAACCGTTTGTTCCTCTTATCCCTGATCCTGATGCACCGCTCCCGCCACTACCAACCGTGACAGTTAAAGCAGTTCCAAGTGCTAAATTCTCAGCAGTAAATTCTCTGTAACCACCAGCGCCACCACCGCCAAAACTTCCACCCCCTGCTCCTCCAGCTACAACAAGGAAGTCAACCGAAATTATGGCCGGCCAGACAGTTCCTTTTAGAGCTTCTAACACCTCATTAAGAGAGAAGCGCCCCTTGGCAGAAGATGAGGTTGTGGCGTTACGAACACCAACAATACCACCATTATGCCTACGACCCATTAGGAAAGTTCCTCGTATGACACAATGATTTCTAAGTCGCTATTAGCCGAAGCTAGTCCTGTAATCTTGTCGCCTTCTTCAAGATAGATAGGCTTGCTAAGAATATCTAAAGTTGCATCTGCTGGAACAGTAACCGTATGCGCTAATTCATATGAAGTAGTGTTGTCAGCATTATAGAAAGCAACCGTAGCATCAGCGTTGTTTACTCCATCTACGTTAGATACATAAATTGCGTTGATCTTAAAGACCTTACCACTAGCTGCTGAGTTAGTTACAACATCAGCCGAAGAAGTAGTCAGAGCTAATCCAACTGTCTTACCAGTAATTGTTGTTACGTTTACAATATTAGGTGCTGCCATATTAGCCTCCGAATACAATAGCCATAGCTATCGCTTTACCTGTTGTTAAGTTACCACCTAAAGGACTGACTAACCAGTTAGCCCCAGAATCTGTTGTAATTGTTGTGCCAGATGCTACAGTTATTGGACCAATACTCATACCATTAAAACCAGTAGGAATTGTATAACTAGAATCAATAGTCTGTGAATGTACAAATATACCATTCTGTGCTACTGGAACCTCAGACTTAAACTCGCCTGTTGAGGGCTTGTAAAGTAGCTTGGCATTGCCTGTATAGATCGTTGATGCAGTGCCTGTGGTTGCGCTTAAGAATGTAGGATATAAATCCGATGCTGTGCTGGTATCATTAGAAATATTTACTGATGTGCCTGTTGATATAGTAACCCAAGAGGTATCATAATCTGTTGCACTATCCTTTTGCAATACCTGATACTGAGAACCACCAACAGGTACACCTTGACCAGCAGGAATACTGAAGTCAAACACTGCTGCAGAGCTAGTACCAGAGTTTGTTACAGTTGCACTAGAGCCTGGGGAGCCAGTAGTCGTAGTGCCTACAGCAATCGTTGCAGCAGCCCCAGCAGCGCCTGTAGAGCCAGTAGCTCCAGTTGCGCCAGTGTCTCCTCTAGGGATACTGAAGTCAAATACAGCAGCAGAGCTAGAACCAGAGTTATTAATCGTTACTGAGGAACCCGCAGCACCTGTAGATACTGTTCCTACAGCAATCGTAGCAGCGGTTCCAGCAGCACCTGTTGAACCTGTAGCACCAGTAGCACCCGTAGCCCCAGTATCACCACGAGGAATAGTTAGGTTTAGTGTCTGGCTGGGAGATGTTCCAGTGATCGTAGCATCGGCTGAAGAGCCTGCAGAACCAGTGGTAACAGTACCAATTGACAGCGTGTTAGCTGGTCCTGCTGCACCTGTAGCGCCTGTTGCGCCAGTAGCTCCTGTGGCCCCTGTAGCGCCTGTATCGCCTCTAGGAATTCCAAGGCTTAGGGCAAAGGTATTATTGTTATATGATGATGTAGCAGAAGAACCAGCACTTAATGTAGTAACTCCTACACTAAACCCGTTAGCCATATTAATCGAAGCAGTAGACGCAGCCTGTGCAGCAGTCTCTGCAGTTTCAGCATTAGTCTCTGCAGTCTCTGCAGCTAGTTGAGCAGCTAGTGCAGCAGCCGCAGAAGCACTCGCAGCCGAAGCAGCAGCTATAGCACCTGTAGAATCATTCTCAGCGGCATCAGCACTATCAGCAGCGTCAGCGGCTCTGTCAGCAGCTAGAGAAGCATACTGTAGAGCTAGCGCAGCAGCATTGGCCGCATCTGCTGTTGCATCGCCTGGACCACCAGGACCACGATAAATAGCCAAGGTTTATTCTCCGTTAGTTTGCTTAAACAGACATTATCTGCTTAAGAAAACTCCCCAGCCCTTGTGAGGCTGAGGAGACCCATTAGCTAAAAGCTATTAGGCAGGAACAACCAGACCAACTGCAGCATCGGTACGGACAGTCTTAACACCGTACAGAGTATCAGCGGTCAACAGATCAGCAAGCCACTCTTGCTTGTACTGAGTCTGTGAGCGAACACCAAGTTGCTCAACCAGCGTGAATGCATCACGATGGAACAGACCAGCCAAACGAGCAGCACCAGACTCCAGCGAAGGAGCGTTGGAACTGATGTATACTTCGATACCGTAGAGGTTACCAACGCGACCGTTGCGGATCGTGTTAGCTGCACCAACTTCACCCGTGAAGGCTTGCTCGGTGTAACGGTTTGTGCCCATCAAGGTGTTACGCAGGACAGGTGGGATGACAAAAGAACGACCATCCATCGGCGTATCAGCATCGTCAAGGATCTGGATAGCCTTACGGAAGCCAGCGTCATTGAATGCGTTACCAACCGTACCGTCATAAGCGACAGCAGTAGTAGAGTTAAACTCATAGACACCAGAGTTCTGGTATGACGAACCGTTACCGTTACCGATAGACTTGAAGAGTGTCCAGATGTCTGAATCGGTCTGTACTCCAAGAGCGTAACCAGCGTCATCCGTGTAGAAACGGCGTAACGAGGCAAGGGCCTGTACAGAGACGATATCTTCGATCAAGCGGCTGTACTCGAAGTGCTTATCGATGTTGATTACTACCTCGTCTTCAGTCGCAGCAATCAGGGTAACCTGAGAAGAAGCAACTTTAGCAGAAGCAGAACCACGGGTGGGTTTCGGGACGTGAACAGTATCGCCCTTCTTACCACGGAAGTTCATCTTGTTGATGACGTTAGCAAGAACTAGGTTCTTCTTGTATGCAGCAACGATCTCGTCACTCCAAATCTCAGGAATGAACTTGGCTGCTGTTGTTACGGTTACGTTATTAGTACCCAAAGGCATTTTGAATCTCCTAAATGATTAAGTTATTTAACTCGACCCTCAGAGTATGCAGCTATAATCTCATCTTGTAGTTGCATATATCGGTCTGGGTCTTCCAATTGTAGTCGGATTAGATCCGCTCTTCGATACACCTTAGAAGAAGTATTACCAACAGAATTAGAACCTACATCCACAGTTGCTGCCTTAACCGCTGCCTTCTGTGCTGCCTTCATCTCCTGTGAGGGAGCCGCTTGCTGTACAGGGGCTGCTTTAGGTCTAACATAACTCCAGCTTGTCAACAGTTCAGAGGCTGAATCGAAGTCAAAGTCTGCATCAGCAGCAGCATACAACCGCATACGCACTGGTGAGGCTTTGATCCACTCTGCAAATGCAGGATCAGATACCGTCTGCTGAAAGTCAGGAAAGTCTTGTTGTAACTTAGTCAGCGTTTGCTGCTGTTTTAAAGCCAAGGTTTGTTGCCTTGCCTCTAAGATAGCAGGATGTGTTTCTACTGCCTTACTTACTGCCTTCTTCGGATCTTCAAAGAAATCGATCTCGTCTTCTTTTGTAGCAGGAACCTCTTGTTTAGTGTCGAGTTGTCGCTTAATGAGTTCATCAGCAAGTTTACGCACTTCCCCAACTTCCTGGGCCTGCCTACCAATTAGCTTCTCAGCCTCTTGGTGCATCTTGACAATTTCATCAAGACTCTTGCCCTTGTACTTGGGTGGAAGATCCTCTTCAGGTACTTCCTGCGATACAGGCTCTTGAGTTTGCTCTATTTGAGGCTCGTCTGCCTTGTTAATGTCTGCTGCGTCAAATAACTCTTCTTGCGTTTCGATTAGTTCTGCCACATTATCCTCCTGTCCACAACGGATTCTAGGAAATTAAAAATGCCCATCGGATTAGCTCTCGCTTTTCTTTTGATAGGCCCTTGCTGCTTGCTCGTGTTTTCTAGCCCATGCATCGTAAGCTGAAGGAAACGCACCTGTGATGCCCTCTAGCCTGATTCTGGGTGACGAGATAATACGAGCAGCTTCATTGTGACAATGAGGGCAGCTTACGCTCCTTACCTCATCATCGACCAATTTCTCAGTGATGTGGTCTTTCACACATCTAAATTCAAATATCCGCTTCATGCTGAAAGCTCGTCATAAGCATCCTCAGACGCTTGTTTAAGCTTAAGAATGAAGTTCAGGATGTCTAGTTGTCCTTTGGCGTAGTACAGATCCTCTACGCTAGTACACCTGTCTAAGTCCCTTGACACTTCAGCTACCTTGCTTAGGTCCTCTAGGAGGTCATGCCATCCCTTAGAGGTCATCATGTCAAACCTAGCCTCGTAATAGGCTTGTAATTCTTTATCCACAGTTTCTCCTTATGTAGGACTGTGTTGTATTTCTACAACAATGTATTAATTATACCACACTTTTAGAAAAAAGTCAAGTATTTTACTGTACTTTTCTATTCATTTGTGCTTCTACGATGTTTTCCTTGGTTTTTAGCTCCCGTTCCTTCAGGATTACGTTGGCTAACTTGATCCTACGTTCAAAATCGTCCGTAGTTTCGTTGGAAAGGTTGGTAGAAGAAGCCTGAATCACATCAATTCTCATCTTCTCAGGCATTAGCTGGGTTTCAACACTGGTCTTCTGGGCCTTTGCAAGGCTCTCCTGGGCGTTTGCTTGGCTTTCCTGTGCTCTACCCTGCAGTTCAGCTATCTGAGCCTGTAGAAGCCCGATTTGAGCCTCCTGTTGGGCCATTACCATCTGCTGTTGGGCTGGGTCAGGCTGGTTCATCTGGTCCAGAGCAGTAGAAAGCTCTTCTTTGTTGGACAGACTTGAGCCTTTGATGATGCCTTTTAGGACTAGGGGCAGTACAGGACTATCAGGACCAAGGGTTTGCAAGAGACCAATGAACTGTTGCTGCTCATACTCCCTAGCTACCATGCCCAAGGTGCTGGCAGGGACGAAGGTGAAGTCACGGCTGGGGTAACGCTCAGGGTCATACTGCATATAGCGGTAGGCTACCTTCTTAATCAGAGGGATCAAGAAGTCATCTTGGAAGTTCATCAGGGCCTGTTTGTTCTTCTTAATGATAGAAGACATAGCCAAGGACATAGAAGCTCCACCAGCCTCTCCTTGAGCCACAGAGCGGGTCATCGCCTGACTATCTAGGGTTCCTGTAGCCTGAAGGAGCATCACCTCGAACTGCTGGGCTGTGGTGATATTGCTTCCGTCCGTAGATCCAAACTTAAACGGGAATAGGATCTCATTAGGATTACCGTTGGTGAGCAGGGTCTTTCCAGGCTGGACCTTGTAGCTTACACCACGAGGGAGCCTTGTAGCGTCCGCTGCCATCATAGGGGCCGTAGTCAGTGCTAAAGAGTCCAGATGACTACGGAGTTGGGCATCAATAGCTTTCTGCATATTGTAGCCCTTTTCAACTGTGCCAATACCCACTAAGCGACCAGGGACT